GCACGCTGCGCGAGCGCGCCTGGCACCTGATGCGCATCCGGCGGAAGTTTTCTCTCGGGGACATCCTGGAGCGCCTGCCGCGCGACGGGCAGCGCGACGCCGAAAGCAACATCGGCAAGTACGTGCGCGCACTCGCCCGCGCCGGTTTTCTCACCGAGATCCGACGCAAGAAGGACAAGACCGACCCGCCCACGTCGAACGGAAACAAGCGCTACCTGCTGGTGGACGACAGAGACACCGGGCCGCAGGCGCCGCGCTGGCTGCCGCGCCGCGGCTGCGTCTATGACCCCAACACCGAGCGGGAGCACCCGTTATGAGCACCACCAGCATTGACCGCGCGCGCGCGGCGTGGGGTGCGCAGCCTCCGGCTTGGGTGGTCGCCCTGGCCAAAGCCTGCGACGACACATCGCAGGGAAAGGTCGCCAAGCGACTGAACATCTCGCACGCGGTCGTCAACCAGGCGCTCGGCAACAAGTACACCGGCCGTGTCAAGGAGTTCGCCCGCCGCGTGCGCGGCGAATTCCTGCGCGCCACCGTGATCTGCCCGGTGCTCAGGGAGATCTCGATCCGGCGCTGCCAGGACGAGCAAGCGCAGCCGTACTCCACTCACAGTCGTCTGGCGGTCGCTTTGTACGACGCGTGCAAGACCTGCCCGAACCGGAGGCAATCATGAGCAACTACTTTTTCACGGCCGAGCAGTTGCGCGACCGCACGCGCCTGGCGTTTTGCGGCGGGCTGATCGCCGGCGCGGCAATTGGCGTGTTCGGCGCCGCCGCGGCCGACCGGCTCGATGCGAGCAATCGGCCGTCAATCAGCATCGGCACGCCGCAGACCGTGCGCAACGATGCCATGCGGACGGTCGCGACCGTTCCGCTGCGCTTCGGCGCGCACGCCATCACCTGCACCCTGACCATCGAGCGAGCGCGCGGCGCCTGGTCGTTCACCTGCTGAGGAGCCCGAGCCATGAAAACCTACGTTCTCATGCAGCACCAGGTGGACATGACCGGCATCTACTCGGACGCATACCTGGAGTACTGGGGCGAGATCTACCTCGCCAACCCGATCATCCGCGCCCACGGCGTGCTGTTCGGAACTTTTCTCATGGCCCCGCACGAGATCCTGCACGCGGTGGTCATGGCCTCGATCGAGGTCGCGCCGGGCCTGCTCGCGCGCCAGCGCGCCGTGCGCCGGCGCCTGGACGAGGCCGCGCGCGCCGAGCAGCTGCCACTGGACCTGGACGCGGTAATCGTCGCCCTCGAACACAAGGGGGCGCGCGTGTCCGACGGCGCCTGGATCGAGCCGCTGCGCCATCGCGCCTGGCCGCGCAACGTCAAACGCACGCAACACATGGATGGAGGGCTGAGATGAACGCGCGCCTGCCCACCGGCACGCCGCTCGGCCGCGCGCTCACCGCGCGGCGCCCCGAGCCCGAGCCGCTGCCGCTCGATGAGCACGTGCCCAACCCGGGCACGCGCTACGGCAAGGCCGAGATCATCCGCGCGACGCTGCTCGCGATGCGCGGGGACAGATCGCAGTTGGTCAAGGATGCTACCCAGTGGTACGCGATCGCCAAGCAGCTCGGCATCGAGATCACCACCCGCAGAGAGCCGGCCGGCGTGCGCGTTTGGCGGCTGAGATGAGGCGCTTAAATGGCCAGTAAAGCCCAATTGCAAGCCCTACTTGCGCAGCACATCGGCGCCGATAACGGCATCCGTGCGCGTGACCTGGCCGCGCAGCTCGACATCACCGAGCGCGAGCTGCGCAAGATGATCTCGCTCTTGATCATCGACGACGGCGCCGGCATCGCCGGCACGCCGGCCAGCGGCTACTTCATTCCGGCGACGCCGGCCGAGCTGAATGAGACCGTCGAATTTCACAAACACCGCGCCCTGCACGAGCTGCTCAAGGCCTCGCGCCTGTCGGGGATCCCGATGATTGAGCTGGCCGGACAACTGCGGCTGAAAGGCTGATTAAACGGAGGTTAAGGACGATGGGACCCATGATGCAAGACATCGACAAGAAAGCCCAGGCCTACGCCGCCGCGCGGCAGGTCCTGGCCGACACCCAAAAGGCCATTGAGGACGAGATTGTGTCGCTCAAGCGCAAGCACATGCCGCAGCTCAAGCGCGCCTTCGAGACCGGCAAGCAACGCGCCTCCGAGCTGTCGGCGGCGATCGCCGCCAGCCCGGATCTGTTCACGAAGCCACGCACCGTGATCCTGCACGGCATCAGGCTGGGGATCATGAAGTCGCGCGGCGAACTCGCCTGGGACGACGAGGCGCAGGTGATCAAGCGCATCCGCGCACAACTGCCGAAAGACCAGGCCGAGCTGCTCATCCGCGTGAAGGAGAACGTGGCCAAGGGTGCGGTATACGACCTCACCGCGGCGGACTTGAAGCGCCTGGGTATCAGAATCGAGGGCGCCGGCGACGTCGTCACCATCAAGGACGCGGCCGGCGACCTGGACAAGTGGCTCGACGCGATGCTGGCCGAGGAGCCGGAGGAGGTCGGGGGATGATCGTCGAGATGCAGGCCGAGAGAATTGTCCACGGCTCGATTCCGGCCGGCCTGGAGTGGGCGCGGGTTGTGAGCATCGCGGGGATCCGGCGGGCGATCCAGCTTGAGGAGAAAAAAGGCGCCCCGAGAATCGCGCTCATCCGCGGGCTGAACGCCGAGCTGCGGCGCAAAGAGCGCGAGGCAGCCGCCGCGCCGAAGGAGCGCGCGTGAAGTACTGGGTTTTCACCGACGAGCAGCTCGGGCGCGCGCTGGCGGCCTACGTCAGACGCGGCAGCCGGGCATCGAGCGGCGAATGTTATCCGGCGGCCGTTGAGAGCATGGAGGCCGAGGCGCGCGCGGTCCGGGACTTCCTGCAATCATCGGAGGCGCGCGTGTTCAAGCTCCAGGGCGGCGCGTCGTACCGACCGGAGGTCGAGGCGTGAGCAGTAGACGCACGCGCCGGATCTGGTCGCAGCGCGAGATCGCGCGCCTGGTGCGTCTCTATCCCGGCACGTCCACCGCGCGCGTCGCCGCCCTCCTCGACAGACCGTTGTGCTCCGTGAATAGGAAGGCGCGGACGCTCGGGCTGAAAAAGAGCGAGCGATGCGATGCGATCCAAGGGTATCACCGATGAGTGCCAGACAAGCTAATCGACGTGCGGATTTGGGCAGGATCCACATTTTGGCGAAGGAGATCGGATTGTCGCGCGACCAGTACGAGGACTTACTCTGGAGCCTGTGTCGCGTTCGCTCGGCCGGCGACCTGGACTGCGCCGGCCGGCAGCAGGTCATTGAGCACCTGTCCGCGCTCGCGCGCCGCTATCACGTCGATCGGCGCTCGCGCGCCGGCGGAAAGCGCCCCGCCGTCGCTCCGGATCGCGAGGCGCAGCTTCGCAAGTTGGAGGCGCTGCTCGCCGACGCGGGGCGCTCCTGGGCATACCTGGAATCTGCCAAGCCCGGGCGGCTCTCGATGGTGCAGCGCCTCTGCAAAGTCGACGCGCTGCGCTTCTGCACGGCCCAGCAGCTCGGCAAGCTGATCGCCGCGCTCTCCTACGATGCGCAGCGCCGCGCGGCGAAGGCGAGCGCATGAACGACGCCTGGCTCTTCCTCGCCTGCATCGCTGTCGTGCTGCTCCTGATCCGGAGTCTGTGATGCCAAAACTCACCGGCTGGCTGAAGGAGAGCGCCGCGCAACAGGGCGAAGCCACGGCTGCTGTGAGCGCTCTGCCGCACAGCCTGGCCGAAATCATCGACGCGATCGGCATCGGCGCCACGCTCAAACTCGTCGAGGCCTTCGGCGGGATCCGCGTCTACGTGCCGAGCGAGGACACCCTGCGCAGCAGCGAGCACCTGGCGCGCGACGGACATCCGCTCGCGCGCGCCATCGGCGTGGAGGCCGCCTGCAAGCTGGCGCGGTTGCGCTCGGGTGAGTTCCTCGATCTGCCGCGCGCCACGGCCTACATGCGCGCCATGCGTGACGCCGCGATCCGCGACGGACTGGAGAACGCCTCCGCCGCGGCCCTGGCAATTCAGTACCACACCACGCGCCGGAACATCTTCCGCATCAAGGCGGCCGGCGGCGATGCCGCGGACGACGCGCAGCCTGACCTTTTCCGGCCGATTTGACCGCTCATGCCGGGCGCGGTATCGTTAGCGCGCTCGCCTGGTCCCTCCGGGGAGGTGACGCTCGTCACCCTACCTCAATGCGCCACACCGCGCCATAGTCGCGCTCATGTTGCGCGACCTCACCCGGTTCATCAATCTCATCGTTGTGCATTGCTCCGCGACGCCGGACTGGAATTCCTTGTTCACGCGCGGCGAGGGCGGAGTGCTGGTGCGCACGCCGGTGCAAGAGATCGACGCCTGGCACGTCAAGCGCGGCTTTCACCGCGCAAGCCAAGCGCGGCTGCGCTTCAACCCGACCTTGAGCGCGATCGGCTACCACCTGGTGATCTACAGGAACGGCGCCATCGCCACCGGCCGCAAAGACGCGGCGGACGGCAAATAATCATTCAGGCAACAGCGAAGATGGAAACGACCTTACTAATATGGGAGATAATTGGACAAATACCAGGGGTTACTGTGGATTTATTTCCGGAAGCTGATT